TTCTATGACTAAAGATCCGCTTGCTGACCAGTGGGAAATTGTTGAATTACCTGCAATTTTCGAGGATGGTACGCCTTGTTGGCCAGAGTTCTGGTCTTTGCAGGATTTGCTGGGCGTTAAGGCATCTATTCCGCCATCAAAGTGGAATGCGCAGTATCAGCAGAATCCTACGGGGGAAGAGAACGCGATTATCCCGCGGGAGTGGTGGCGTACTTGGACGGCGAGCAAGGTTCCACAGTTACAATATGTGATTCAAAGCTACGATACGGCGTTCACGAAACGCGAGTCGAGTGACTTTTCTGCAATCACGACGTGGGGTGTGTTCTACCCCAACGAGGGTGGTTCGGGCCCCAACTTGATACTATTAGATAGTACCAAGGGTCGCTGGGACTTTCCTGAGCTAAAAGAAAAGGCTTTTGAGATGTATAAATTTTGGGACCCCGACAGCGTCATTGTTGAAGCTAAGGCCTCTGGGTTACCTTTGACGCAAGAATTGCGTAATATGGGTATACCTGTTGTAAATTTCACACCATCAAGGGGTAATGACAAGATAAGTCGTGTTCATTCTGTGTCACCATTGTTTGAGGCTGGATTTGTTTGGGCCCCCGACGAACCTTTTGCAGATGAGCTTATAGAAGAGGTTGCGGCATTTCCAAATGGAGAGCATGATGACCTTGTGGATAGCATGACACAGGCCTTGATGCGCTATCGTCAAGGTAATTTTGTTGTTTTGCCAACAGATGATTGGGAAGAAAACGAAAATTCTGGTAGAATACGGGCATATTACTAATGCGTGTCTTTTAGGGTCTAGTAAATGGAATACGATATTTTATCACCTTTTGCCGACTACCGTGTAACGGATAAGTACGGCATGCGTGAAAAGCATCCCATTTTCGGTGACCGCCGCATGCATAAAGGCACTGATATTGTAAGCAAGGGCAACCCTAATATCCGTGCAGGTGCCTCTGGTGTCATTGAACAAGTCCGTGATCCGTCGATCACGGGCGGTTACGGGTACTCTGTGATCTTAAGAACTCCGGAGGGTTACGCGCTAAGATACAACCATTTGCGACCAGATGATTTGCCGGGGGTAGGGCAAGAGGTACAGCGCGGGGACTTTATTGGTGTGATGGGCAACACGGGCCGTTCGACGGGTGCCCATCTTGACATGAATTTGATCACGGCGGATGGTGAGTATATTGATGTGCTACCATTTTTGAATAACGGTGACGTCCCTGTAGCCCCTGTTGCTCAGGCTCCGCAAGAACCACAAGTCTACATCCCCGAAGCCCCTGTTTCTGGATTTGAAGAACCGTCAGATGAAGGCAACGGCCTTGACTCGTTTCAGGAGTTACTTCCATTGGTGTTGCTTGCTAGCGCAGTCATGGGCGGTGTTGCGAGCATGAAGGATGGTGGTGCGGTGTCTCCGCCCCCGCGCCCCGTACCGCGGCCCGCGGACATGCCAACGAGGGCGACACCAACCCCGGCGGAGCGTGATGCACTTCGAGAAAAGCGGGCGCGTGAGGTAGCTAACCCGGCGGCAACGGGTAATATTGACCGTCTTTATGCTGATCCGATGCAGTATGGCTTCGGCGACCTTGAGATGGTTGCGAGTCTGTATAGCAATGACCCTAATGATTATTTGTCTCGCTACGGCACGAACCCTAATAATATTTTCTTTGGAAGGCTACCAAATTACGCGATCAAGGGCTTTGAAGATCCAAAGCTTTTTGGAAGAAAGATTTTGCAGAACGTGGCATTACCCGGATATGAAGGCGGTAATATTGTCTTAGCGACGCCTGAACAGGTTGGTGTTGAGGGATATGATGACGGTATTTTGCGTCATGAAACCCGGCATATTGGTATTCGTGATATTATGAACCACCCGCGGTTCGCGGAGTATGCGGAACAGTTGCTTGGTCCGGAAGAAAAAGAAAATCTAATGTACTTCCGAGATTATCTTTTATCCGGCCCTTATACCGAGGTAAAGAAGAGATCAGAGGAATATCTTACAGAAATGGGAGACACGGACTCTCCTGCTATGCTAAGCACTAGGGACTATCGTGGTAAGGATGGTCCGGATGTGGATGCGAGGTATCAGAACCTGTACGACAGTCTACAAAAGATTGCGAGAAGGACGTACTACGATGATAACTTCTCTTCTCCGATTGACCCGAATAGTCTTCCGCGGCCCGCGGCCCAAAGCTCTGCTTCGGCGCAGACCACTTCCGGAGACCGTTCCGGTATAATGGAATTTGTTGATAGTGTTAAGAAGGCACTTTTTGAATAGGACACCCAATGGTTGATGAAAGAAAACCCTATGCCAATTTGGTTGAGCGGAACGTACCAAGCCAGCTTGATCCTGCGGACTTGGATGCGGAGATTGAGATTGAACTACCGGGTAGTGCAACAACTCTTAAAGATGAACTCGAACAGGACATGCGGGACGGCGTGGAGCCTATATTTGAGGTGATCGCAGAGGATGATGGTGGCGTAACGGTAGAGTTCGACCCGTTAGACGAGGACGATGAGCTAGGCTTCTATGACAACCTTGCTGTGGCGATGTCGGACCGTGAGCTGTCGATGATTGCTGGCGACCTGTTGGACGAGTATGAGGCGAACAAGGCCAGCCGTCAGGAGTGGGAAGACACTTATGCGGATGGTCTGGAGTTGCTTGGTTTCACTTATGAAGAGCGGGCGCAACCTTTCCGCGGCGCGTCAGGTGTGACCCATCCACTTTTGGCAGAGGCGGCAACGCAGTTTCAGGCGCAGGCGTTCAATGAGTTGTTACCGGCTGGTGGGCCTGTACGCACGGTGGTGATGGGTGAAGAGACCCGTGAGAAGACCAACCAAGCTCAGCGTGTAAAAAACTTTATGAACTATTACATCACCAATGTGATGGAGGACTACACTCCGGACATGGACCAGATGTTGTTCTATTTACCGTTGGCGGGGAGTACCTTTAAGAAGGTGTATTATGATGAAGGCCTTGGCCGTGCGGTAAGTAAGTTCATTCCGGCGGAGAGCCTTGTTGTGCCGTATGACACGGCAGACTTGGACACGTGTCCGAACATCACCAACGTGGTGCGCATGTCGTTGAACGAACTGCGTAAGAAGCAGGTGATGGGGTTCTATTTGGACATCCCTGTTATTCCTAGTCAGGGTGAGTCAAGCAGTATTGACGAGGAGCTAGACTATCTTGAGGGCATGAGTGCGTCGAATATTGATTACGACTGCACCTTGCTTGAGTGTCATGTGGACTTGGACTTGCCGGGTTTTGAGGATTTGGATGAGGACGGCGAGCCCACCGGTATTAAGATTCCTTACATTGTGACGGTATCGCAGGACAATGGGCAGGTATTGTCAATCCGCCGCAACTATCGCGAAGACGACCCGCTGAAGAAAAAGATCAACTATTTTGTGCATTATAAGTTTTTGCCGGGGTTCGGGTTCTACGGCCTTGGTCTTATCCACACAATTGGTGGCCTGTCGCGCACGGCTACATCTGCGCTACGACAGCTAATTGATGCGGGCACATTGTCCAACTTGCCAGCAGGCTTCAAGGCCCGTGGCATGCGGATCAGGGACGATGATGACCCGCTCCAGCCCGGTGAGTTTAGGGACGTGGATGCACCGGGTGGTGCTATTCGTGACAGCTTGATGCCGCTCCCGTTCAAGGGTCCGGATCAGACGTTGTTCAACTTGTTGGGTTTTGTTGTGCAGGCTGGTCAGCGGTTCGCGACCATCACTGACTTGAAGGTAGGTGACGGCAACCAGCAAGCGGCTGTTGGTACGACGATTGCGATGATGGAGCAAGGCTCGCGGGTCATGAGCGCTGTGCATAAGCGCCTGCATTATGCGATGCGGTTAGAGTTCAAGATTCTGTCGCGTGTCATGTCTGAGAGCCTGCCGAAGGAGTACCCGTACAAGGTTGCGGGTGCGGAGAGTTCAGTGATGGCGAGTGACTTTGACGACCGTGTTGATGTCATTCCTGTCAGCAACCCTAACGTGTTCAGTCAGTCTCAGCGCATTGTTCTTGCGCAGACGAAGTTGCAGTTGGCTGGTGCGGCCCCTGAGTTGCATAACATGCACGAGGTGTATCGTGACATGTATGAAGCGCTGGGTGTGACAGACGTTGATCGTATTATGAAGGTGGTCCCGGACGAGGAGCCACGGCCCATCGACCCTGCACAGGAAAACATTAATGCCTTGGACATGCTTGAACTCAAGGCGTTCAAGGGTCAGAACCATCAAGCGCATATTATGTCTCACTTGGTGTTCGGTTCCTCTGGTATGGTTAGTCAGTTGCCGCCGGTTGCTATGGCCTTGCAGAAGCATGTGATGGAGCATGTTAGGTTGGCGGCGGAAGAGCAGGCGGACCAGCAAATGGGTCAGATGATGCAAATGGCACAAAACGTGCCACAGCAAGACATGATGATGCAGAGAGAGGCGATGGTTGCGCAGTTCATTGCAGAGGGCATGCAACAGATTAAGCAACTATCTGCACAGATATCTGGTGCTGGCCAAGATCCTGTAGTAGAATTGAAAAAGCAGGAACTGCAACTTGACGCGCAAGAGCAACAGATGGATGCGCAGATGGAAGCCCAGAAGCTACAGATGGACGCGCAGACATTGGCAGAGCGTCAGCGTCAGTTTAACGAGAGGTTGGCGTCGCAAGAGCGTCAGACTCAGGCCCGTATACAGTCCGCGATGGAGCGGGAGCTATTGAAGCAAAGGAACAAGTAATGAAGTCCAAGGTAAAGATCATTCGTAATACGCCGAAGGACGCCCCAAAGGCGCAACCATTTGCCCAGATCGACGATCAGGGCCGCATTCCTTATGCTTCAGAGACACCGACTGAGGCTCCCATGGCCGGTGACGTCAAGGTCATGAAGGCTCGTGGCATGGGCGCGGCAAAGCGTGGTGGCAACTTTAAGGGCTGTTAAGCGCTATGGTTAAAGAAGTAAGGACCGGATTAAATTTAGGTGACTATGCGCCCGGTGAAGGACTTTCGAGCCCCTCTATTCCCACTAAGGGTGGCGGGGAAAGGACAGGCCGCCTGATCAAGCAAAAGGACTGATGTGATG